AGGATAGTACATTTGATATATTAAGTACAAATTATGATCGTTATGTTAATTATATTGGATTAAGATTGATTAAATCTGTAGAAGTTGAAATTGGTGGTCAAAAAATAGATAAACAATATTCATATTGGATGTATATATGGAATGAATTATCATTATCCGATGGTAAAAAAGAAGGATATCAACGAATGATTGGTGCGGATTCTGATATGACAAGTTTTAAAAAAAATAAATTATATATTCCTTTAGAATTTTGGTTTTGTCGTAATATAGGTTTAGCACTTCCATTAATTGCTTTACAATATCACGAAGTTAAAATTAATATAGATTTTGAATCATTTGAAAACTGTACATATAATGGAACTGCTTATATTAAGTCTTCCAGTATATCTAATGCAAATATAGACAAAAATTTTAATGCAAATTTATATGTTGATTATATTTTCTTAGATACTGATGAAAGACGCAGATTTGCACAATTATCTCATGAATATTTAATAGAACAACTTCAGTATTCAGGTACAGAAATTATTGATACAAATGATAAATCTATTCAATTAACTATGAATCACCCAGTTAAAGAATTAATATGGACTGTAAATCCGACTGAAGATGTATATGGTATTCAATGGTATAATTTTACAGATGAAAAAATTGTACATGTCAATCCTAGTATTTCAATTGGTGATAGTAATCTATATTATCAAAATACAATATACGGAATTGATGCAACTGGTGATAATCCTATAGAATATACATCATTGCAATTAAATGGAAATGATCGTTTTGCACAAAGAGATGGTAATTATTTTTCATTAATACAACCATATCAACATCACACAAATGTACCTTCAAATAAAGGTATAAATGTTTATTCATTTGCATTAAAACCAGAAGAACACCAACCATCAGGAACCCTTAATATGAGTAGAATTGATAGTGCAAAATTAGTATTAAAATCTAACAAAGCCGGAACATTAAGAGTATGGGGTACAAATTATAATGTTCTTCGTATTTTAAGCGGAATGGGTGGTTTAGCATATTCTAACTAAATTTTTTCTATATTTTTTTTATATAAACTAATAATAAATAGTATAAAATGGGAGGAGGTCTTTTACAACTAGTTGCATATGGAGCACAAGACGTATATTTAACAGGTAATCCACAAATTACTTTCTTTAAAGTTGTATATAGACGTCATACAAATTTTTCAATAGAATCTATAATTCAATCATATAATGGAAATGCTAATTGGGACAGTCGTATTACATGTCAAATATCACGTAATGGTGATTTACTTCATAAATTATATTTAGAAGCAAAAGTGTCTGCTACAAAAAATGCTGAATTTGTTAAATTTAGAGATTTAGGTCATTATATTATAAAAACAGCTGAAATTGAAATAGGTGGTCAATTAATAGATCGTCAATATGGTATTTGGATGAATGTATGGAACGAATTAACTTTATGTGAAGGAAAAAAACATGGTTTTGATAAAATGATTGGAAATCCATCAAGTCCTACTAATACAGTAGAAATGACAATACCCTTAGAATTTTGGTTTTGTCGTAATGTTGGTTTAGCTCTTCCTTTAATTGCTTTACAATATCATGAAGTTAAAATTAATATTAATTTTAACAATTCAATTAAAGCACATACAACTTCTACTTCTAATACATTTGGTGATATTACTACACTTTCAGATGTATCTTTATATGCTGATTATATATTTTTAGATACAGATGAAAGACGTAGATTTGCACAATTATCACATGAATATTTGATAGAACAAGTTCAATTTACAGGGGCTGAGTCAGTTGCAGCAAATGGTACTGCTAAATTTAAACCTGCTTTTAATCATCCTGTTAAAGAATTAATATGGGTTAATAAACCTACAGGTGCACTTACAGAAGTTACGAATTGGAATGATTATCAATTACATATAGCCGGATCTATAACATTACAACTTAATGGTAATGATCGTTTTTCTGCAAGAGATCCAATGTATTTTACACATGTACAACCATATCAACATCATACAAATATTCCTCATGATAAAAATATAGGTGTATATTCATTTGCACTTAAACCAGAAGAACATCAACCATCTGGAACACTTAATATGAGTCGTATAGATACTACTAGTATTAGTATACCAGGTGGTTCTGCTGCTGGTGAAATACATTTATTTGCTCATAGTTATAATGTTTTAAGGATATTAAGTGGAATGGGCGGGTTAGCTTACTCTAATTAAATTATTTTCATATATTTTTTATGTTATCTTATAATAAATAAGATAAAATGGGAGGCGGATTACTTCAATTAGTAGCTTATGGAGCACAAGATGTATATTTAACAGGTAATCCACAGATTACTTTTTTTAAAGTTGTATATCGTCGTCACACTAATTTTTCAATAGAATCTATTCAACAAACATTTAATGGTAATGCTGCTTTAGGTAGTCGTGTGACCTGTCAAATATCACGTAATGGTGATTTAGTACATAAATTATACTTAGAAGTTGTTGGTACAAATTTAGCAACTGCTTCAGGTAATAAAGGAGCTTATCAATTAGTTGATAAAGTTGAATTAGAAATAGGTGGACAATTAATAGATCGTCAATATGGAGATTGGATGCATATTTGGAATGAATTAACATTACCATCTGGAAAAACAGACGGATTTAATAATATGGTTAATGGACCAACTAAATTATATATTCCTTTAGAATTTTGGTTTTGTCGTAATGTTGGTTTAGCACTTCCTTTAATTGCTTTACAATATCATGAAGTAAAAGTTAATATAGAATTTAAAACTTATTCATCAGTTAATCCACAAAATCAAACTTCTACTCCAGTATTAACTAGTGCAACATTATGGGCTGATTATATATTTTTAGATACAGATGAACGCCGTAGATTTGCACAATTATCACATGAATATTTAATAGAACAGGTACAATTTACAGGAGATGAAAGTGTTTTAAATGCATCTCAAGCTTCAGTCAAAATGTCTTTTAATCATCCTGTTAAAGAACTTATATGGCGTATACAAACATCATCTAATAATTATGTAATAGCTGAAAACGCAAAGATAATGTTAAATGGAAATGATCGTTTTTCACAAAGAGATGGTAGTTATTTTACAGATGTACAACCATATCAACATCATACAAATATTCCAGCTGTTGAACAAGGTATTCATGTTTATTCTTTTGCTATTAAACCAGAAGAACATCAACCATCTGGAACACTTAATATGAGTCGTATTGATACTGCAAGTTTAACATTAAAATTAAAATCAACAGAAACAAGTGGGGGAACATTAAAATTATATGCTGTTAATTATAATGTATTACGTATATTGAGTGGGATGGGTGGATTGGCATATTCTAATTAATACTATATGGAAAATTAATATTAATAGAATCTATTATTTTCATATCTCTTATAGATTCTGAATTTTCATTATCACATCTTATGTAAGAAAAAAAACATTTATTACATTTATCATTAATTCTTTTAATTTGAATTTCATTAAAAAATAATTCAGCTATACTTTCTATATATTTATTAATATTTTCTATATCACTAATATTAATATTAGTGTCTGATAATTTATAAATATGGAAAAATTTATTTTTAAAAAAGTCAGATATAATACCATCTGATAAATTAGGTCTATCTATTTCTTTTTTTTTAATAATATTATTTATTTCTTTGGTAGTATTATTATCGTACACAACAAATCTATCAGGCCATTTAGATCTAAATATTTTTATAATTAATTCTAACTGATTCCTAGGAAAATTAGAATCAAATGAAAATAACCTATTATCTCCTAAAAACTGATTTTGAAAATGCATTAAATATTGTTGTGCTTCTTGTATCAAATCAAATACAATAAATGTTGTTGATATGATAATATCATTATCTTTGAATTTTTCATTTTTTTGTAATCTTTTCATAGTTTCAATACGATGTTGACCATCTATTACAAAATAAATATCTTCTTTTA